CACTGTCGCAGAATTAGATGCGAAGGCGGCTTATGGTGAGTGGAGTCGTGAATTTGTCGACGCTGTTAAGAAAACTGCAGGTCAAAACAGCCAAGTCTGGGACTACGGCTTGTCACCTGTGATTGGTGAGACTGAGCGCATCGAGGAACGCAGCAACCTGATTGAGATTGTTCATGCCTACAGCCGCAGAACCACTGAGAACGGCAACCCTGGCATCTACCTCACTGTATTCAGCCCATACATCGAGAAGGACGAACGCGGCAATGAGGTCTACGCTCAACACGAGCTAGTGACCGAAGCAGGGGACACATACCCGTTTGAGGTGTTTACTCGTGAGAAGACCCGCAGATCACCCATCGAGTCTCGAGGTGTGGCTGAGATTTGTCGCACATGGCAGAACGAATACAAAGCACAGGCAGATCAGATATTTGATCGTTCGTCGTTCGACACACTGCCTCCGCTGAAAGTCCCACTACGCTACGGTCAACGCATCAAAATCGGCCCAGGTGTGCAGGTCTCAGAGCAACGTCCTGGAGACATCGGCTGGATGGAACCGCCTCGTCGTGGTGCTGAGCTAGCTTTCGAGCTGATGAACCATATCCAAGAACGCACCGATCGCTACTTCGGACGTCCAAACGAGAAAGTTCCACCTGTGGAAACGCAGCTCAAGCAACAAGCCTTCGTGCATCGTTGGCTACGCCATATGAGCACTGTCATTGGTCGTATGTGGGGTCTGTGTCAGCGTTTTGAGGACGATGAGAGGTTTGCCAGGGTAACTGGCATGAACATGCCTCTGCCACGTGATCCAGGCCAGTTTGACCTGCAACTCCACTATGACGTGCGTGAGCTGGACCCTGAGTTTGTGGACAAGAAATTGCAAGCCATCAGCCAGTTTGTGTTGCCAGAGGATGCCATGGGCATTGTCGACAGAACCAAGCTGATCAGGAAGAAACTGCAGGTCATCGATCCAACGTTGGCAGATGAACTGGTCACAGAGACCGCTGAAGCATCTCAAGCGATGTTTGAGGAGGTTCAAAGCCAGACAGCACTGATGGCACTAGGCAACCAACCCAAATACGTTGAGAACGATCCTAGCGCTAACATCAAGCTGCAGTTCCTGCAGCAGATCATCGGCAACAATCCGAAATACCAACAGCAGCTGCAGCAAGACGAGCAGTTCCAGCAACTAGTGCAGTCTTACGCGCAGAATCTCAATATGAGCGTGATGCAAAACCAGAACAAGCAGATCGGCAGGATAGGAGTGAACCCGAATGCATAGTGAGGAACCAAACTGGGAGGAGTGGATGCTGGATGCGTTCCGTGTTCCAGACGAGCACCCAATGAAGAAAGCCATCCTGGCAATACTGGATGAAGCAGCACAAGCAGACGTGGCCTACGTGACAGTGCCTCAGGCTACTGACTCAGAACGTCATTTCTGCGCTGGCAGGTTGTCAGCGATTCAAGATCTCCACACAGAGTTTGTTGAGTTGTTCAAGGAGGCGTCAGAAGTAGCCCAAGCTTAATAAAAACACCCAGAGGATAAACCCCACCAAAACCCAGAAAACGATGCTGTTGGCTTTCTTGCTTCGCTGAGTGCGATGCAGTGCTAACCCAACCTCACCGCCACAATGCGGGCATCGAGTTGATCTGTCATCCAAGTCGGATTTGAAGCAATGAGGGCACTGCATGGTTAAATGCGGGGTTGATCAGGGATGATCGAAGCCATTTCAATACTTCCTAAACGTCTCCTCGTATCTGTCGAAACGAAACAAGCAGGTGAAAAAGACCATAAAAAACGGGACCACAAAAGTTACAAACATGCCCGATGGCGTATCGGCCTCAAAGCCTGGCTTAGGATTTGCAAGACTGTAAACAACGCATCCAGCCCCTACAACCGATCCCAGCAAACCGCAAAGTGCGTAATTTGGACCCAAATTGCGCAGCATTGTTTCTGGTTCCCCGCAACGCGAGCAGCTGTAAGGCTGCGAACTACGGTAATTAATCCTAAATCCACAGCTGCCGCATTTCCACAAGCCTTTGAAAAACCAATTTTTGCCGCACTTAACGCATTTCTCAAACTGCGGATGGTAAATATCACGTTGACCATCGCTATATCCGCAATGCTGGCATGGTGTCGACATCAGCTAATTGATTATAAATGCAGCCTAAAGCGCAACTCCAAAAAAAACCTCACCTCAGTTGTTGACAGGTGTAATACACCTGCGAAAATTTCTACGGTGTCCAACCAATATCGGCTTCTGGCGAGCCGCTAAATCGCCTGGTCTACGGTTTCTTGCGACCGCAACAGCATGGCAATCGATACATCTATGACCGTGGATAACCAGCCCACGGAGGAAGCAGTCGAAGTTGGTGGTATGGACGCCATCAGGGAGGCAATCAAATCCTCGCTCGATCCCGCCCAGATAACACAGGAATCCCAACCTGAACCAATCGCTGAGACACAGGAGCAGCCTGTCTCAGAGGATATTCAGGAGGACCACAGTCAATCGGATGAGCAAACCAACTCATCGGACAGTGGATGGCAAAAACGAATCGATAGGCTGACAGCGCAGAAGAAAGACCTGGAGGAGCAACTTCAGGAAATGCGCCAGCAGAAATACGAACAGGCCAAATCCACACCCGAGGAGAAGAACAGCATATCTGAACTCATATCCAAGGCAGCCTCACAGGATGACTTGGACAGACTCGAGCAGGACGCTATGGACGCCGAGAAGTGGGCTAAACGCACACTAGGACGCTATCGACGCGATCCTGAGTCAGTTGAGAAGGAGATTGAGCGCAAGTTGGGTCAACTACCCGACGATGTTGAGGAATGGCTGGAGAACTTAGGACTAGATGCCGAGTTCAGCCGTGAATCGGATATACCGAAGCGCAGAAAACTCCTCCAACAACGAGCACAGAGTTCAGAGTTTGCCGCTCAGAAGTATCCATGGCTGAGGGACCCTACTAACCCTGCTAGGGCAGCGGTGGATGATCTGCAGAGGAAATACCCTGCGATCAGGGAACTGGAGGACGCAGACTTATGGTCTGCACGTGCTTTGGTCGGCTTCTACATAGAGCAGGAGCAAGGCAAAGCAAAACCTCCCGCCAAAACACCTGAGCCTACACGCCAACCAGGCAAACCTGCGGTAACGCAGAGCACGGTAAGCGAAGCAGATCAGAGGGTTTCCAAAGCTAGGGAGCAAACGATGAAAACTGGGTCCCGTGATGGGCTTAAAGACTTCATCAAGGCTGCCATGCTTAAAGGAAGCTAACAATGGCTGGTTTATTTGAAATTAACCAAACGGCAAAGCGGGAAGACCTCCTGGATTTGCTAACACGAGTGGATGAGAAGGCAACGCCGTTCTTATCAACTGTAAGACGAGGGGCTACTCCCTCAAACACCTACATGCAGTGGGTGGTGGACAAGTATGATGACGTTGCCCTCGGTGGTATCGTCGATGGAACTGACGTCAGCAGCTACGGTAATCATGCCGAAGACCGTGCGCTGCTCAGCAGCTACCTGCAAACGTTCCGCAAAACCTCCAAAGTCAGTCGTCTGGCTCAGGAAGTTAGCGACGTTGCTGGTGTCACTGACGAAATCGCTGATGCTATCGCTAAGCGAGGCGTGGAAATCCTCCGCAACATGGAGGCTACATGCTTGTCAGATCAGGAACATCAAGCTGACGACGGCGTAAGCCCATACCTCATGCGTGGTCTTGGTGTTTGGATTCTGGACACTGCCAACATCGGCACTCAGACCTCACATCAGGTTCCAGCTGCTTACAGACCTGCCGCTGGACAGATGGTAAGGACTGCAGTTGGTTCTCTGACTGAGACCAACATCCAGACACTGCTTCAGACCATCTGGAACAACACTGGAATGCTTGGTGACTACAAGCTGATTGCTGGCTCTGGCTTGCGTCGTGCTTTCACTGACTTCACCAGGACCATCAGCACCGCTGGCTACGCCTCCCGCGACTTCAACTTCGACGGGAACAGCAATCGAGTGGCTAACACGACCACGATTTTCGAAGGAGACTTCGGAACCGTGGAAATCCTGCCTAGCAGCTTCATCGGATATTCCGCTGATGGCTCAACTCAGGACACCAATCGTGGTTACCTGCTCGATATGGACAAGCTG